TAGTTACTCATTTCTATTTTGATTTTAAATTAAATTTCTCATTTTTGGTTAGTTCGTAGAGCTCAGCCATAACCGCCCATTGGCGCCCGTTATCCTGAATTGAGGGGAGTAAGGAACGCCGAGCCATTAATATAAAGAGCTCGTTTTTGAGGTCGCTTATTCGCTTATCATTCTCATATTTTTCACCTTCCATTTATACTCTTTTATTTTTTGTTTAATTTCCTCAACGGATAATCTCAGGGGCTCGTTTCTTTTGGCTAATAATTTACTCGCTCTCTCGAATCCTATCCGATCGTTGAGGCGCGGGGCGTATTCTAATAGATTGCCGTGGCGGTGCTGGTTGCATTCGACGCATTGGCCGTGAACATTATCCTCGTTAAACCTGAGGTTTGGGTAACTGCCAACGCTATAAAAGTGGCCCGCGTCATATTTTACGGGGAGGGGTTTAGCGCACGAAATACACGGCTCTTTGGAATCCCTCAGGCGAATAAACTCGTTAAATACTTTTTGCAGTTCGTTACGATATTGGCTCGCGCTTTTAATGTTTTCCCTCATTTGCCTAATTTCCCGCGTTGCTTTTTTGCGTTCAATTAGACGCCCGTATGCGATCAGGCATTGAGGTTGTGGGCACGTCGCTTGAAGGCTCGAATAGGTCGGCGTGAACGGTGTTTTACAAATCTTGCAACGCTTCATTTTTTTTAATTAAATAACGGCTTTCTCGATTATTGCTTTGAATTTGTGAATACTCACGGGGAGCGATTTTACTTGTTTACTTGCCGTTCGCCAGCGCGGCGAGACTCGGCCGATAACCTTACAAGTCCCGTTTTTCGCGTGGAACAAAACGCGGTTTTCGTTTACAATATCAAACGAGTAATCTGAGTTTTTATAAATTTTCATACGCTTCAATTGATTTAAAAATTTCATATACTACTTGGGGGCAAATCGCATTTCCGTAGCCCTTTATTGATTCGTTGCGCCACTTTGGAAAGGTAATTCCGTCCAATTCGGAGGGAAGCCCATCATTTCCGCCACAAATCGGGGATTCAGTTGGGAAGTTTTGCCACTGATTTCGCGAGCTCGCTTCGTTAATGAATCCTGATTTTCCAAACCCGTTATTTTCGTTGCTTCGGATGCTTGAGGGGTCGGAAGCATTCCATCCGTGAGCATCCTCGTTAACGTCATCGAGTGCATTGATCCCTCTTTTACTTGTGAGCTCTTCATTGACGCGCTCGCGTTCGTGGAGTCGAAGGCCGTCGGCGTCGGAAGCATCCCCACCATAGCTAACTGCTCTAGTCCGATTCCGTAGGTTACCTGTGTTGAATGGCTCCGATTCTTCCATCGGCCATTTATTAAAGTCGGTTGTCGATGCGCTTCCTGAGCTTTCGGAGTCGGTAGCATTCCCATAGATGCCATTCGCCCGATGTTCAACGAATGGCTCTCGTTTCCGTTCGTTGTCAATCGCCTCCCATTTTGGTTTATCTCGCATATTGTTGTCGGTTCTTGCGTTGTTGGAGTAGGCAATAAACCAAACTCGCTCGCGTTGGTGTGGCGCATTGACCGCGCTCGCAGGTATAATACAGGGCGAGACTTGATACCCAAGATTTTCCAAGTCAGCACACACCTCGTCGAATACCATCCCTCCATTCCAGTTAGTAATTCCGCGAACGTTTTCGCCCACGACGTAACGCGGGGCAATCTCTCTAATTGCTCGCAACATCTGAGGCCATAAATGGCGTTGGTCTTCTTTGCCGAGTCGTTTTCCAGCGTTTGAATAGGGTTGACAAGGAAACCCACCTGAAATAATGTCAATTGTTCCATAGTATTTTGTAAAATCGGTTTTTGTTATATCATCAAATGATTCGGCGTTGGGCCAATAATGTTTCAAAACACGTTTGCCAAAGGGGTTCCATTCACAATGGAAAACGTTTTCCCAGCCCATCCATTCGGAAGCCAAATCGAAGCCGCCGATTCCGCTAAAAAGTGATCCGTGCCTCATACAACCCATTCGTTTTTAAGATTATCATAAATTTCGGCGGTTACTCTAGGGAATAAAATTTGGTATTTCCAACCCGTTCGAACCTTTTTTATTTTGGCTTTATTCGAATGGCTACAAATTATTTTGCTAGTTAAATTTTTTGTTTCAAATAAGGAATAGCGCAATTGATTATTCATAGTTCAAAATAGTTTTGCGGTTGGGGTTGCTGGGCGTCGGTGTAGTGCATCGTTTCGGGGGTAAAATTTATGTTTACGAAACCCGTTCGGCCGTTTCGATGTTTGGCAATTATAAACTCGGCGTTGTTAATACCTGAATTTTTATCGTAATAGTCAGCGCGGTAAAGGAAGCTAACCACGTCGGCATCTTGCTCGAGGCTTCCTGAGTCGCGGAGATCGGATAGCATCGGCCTTTTGTCGGTTCGGGTTTCGAGTGATCGGCTGAGTTGAGCCAGCGCGATAACGGGTATTTCGTTTTCTTTGGCGATTAATTTTAAGCCCCTCGAAATGGCGCTAACCTCTTGTTCTCGGTTGGCGTTTTTATTCTTTGCGGCTGAGATTAATTGAACGTAATCAATAAATACCGCCTCAACTTTATATTTTTCGCGAAGGGTTCGAACCTTTGTTTTAATATCGTAAATCGTCACCCCCGCGTTATCGTCTATATAGATAGGGAGGGCGTTTAGTTGGTCAATAATCTGATAATACTTAAATTTCGAATCTTTGTCTAGGCGATGCTTTGCCAGCATTTCGGCGTTGAGGCCGCTCAGGATTGACGCCATTCTAAATACTATTTGTACGCGGCTCATTTCGAGGCTAAAGAACGCGACGGGCCGACCCGTTTTGGCAATGTTCAGCATTACCGAAATGGCGAAAGAGGTTTTTCCCATACCTGGGCGAGCGGCGATATAAACGAGGTCGCTCTTTTGGTGCCCTCCGAGAACCCCGTCAATCGCTCTTATTCCCGTGGGGATTCCTGATATTCCCGTTTTTTCGCGGCCCTCGATGCTTTCGCTAGCTTCGGGCGTGGTATTAGAAACGTGACTGCTTTGGCCTTTGAGGTTTTCGCGTATTAATTCCGTGAGCTCGGAGCTGAATTGGTTATATATCTCGAAGGGATCGCCGTCGACGGAATAGGCGAGGCCCGTTAGCTTCATTGATATTTTGCCCATTTCCCTTTTGAGGTGCATTTCAGTAAGAGCGTGAGCCCACGTCTCGAGGTTAGCGGTTGAGGCTACTCGCGTGGTTAGATCAGCAACGTATTGAGCACCGCCCGCGCTGGTTAATTGCTTCGATTTCCTGAGCGTTTGGGTAACGGTTAAAATATCGATCGGAAGGTTTTGATTTTTGAGTGAAATAACCGCTTCCATAATCGCCTCATTACGGGGGTCAAAAAACTTTTTAGGTAGTAGGATACCATCGACGCGGCTAAGTGCTCTAAAATCGAGTAAAACAGCCCCTAAAACGACTCTCTCGAGGTCGGTATCATTCGGTGGCGAGGGTGTTGTTAAATTCATCGAGTGGAATATATGTAGTTTGTTTGTTTAAATTTTCGTAGTCGCCACGGTGGGTGCTTTCGGTTGCGGCTTTGGTTTCTAGCCATCGGCCGCCGCGCATTTTTTGGCGCCAATTTTTAACGGGTGAGCCCTTTGCATCGCGCCAATCGCCGTCGGTGTAGTACTGCCAGGCTTTCGTCCCAGCCTCGGCGGTGCTCCCTTGCTGGGTGAACCATTCGGTTACTTCCAAAAGCGTTGGGGGGGTAAAATTCTTTTTTTCATTTTTATTCTCATTCTTATTTTCATTCTTATTCTTATTCTTATTCTTATTAGCTTCGGTTTCGCTTTTATCTTGCTTCGGTTTTGCTTCGGTTTCGCTTCCTTTTGGCTTTATTTTTTCCTTGCTTCCATTCTTAAAGCGCTGAATGTTAGCAATAATTTGCGGTTCGATAAGAGTAAAAATAGTTTTGTTGATCCCCGTTAATTCGATACGGTTCTCATTTAAAGAGAGTTCAAAAATGGCTCGATAGAGTTCTAATTGATTAGGCTCAGGGAGCTCGGAAATCGCGTCAAAAAATGAGCGATAAAAAACGCAGTAAGTTCTCATAAATAAAAATTTCCCCCCATTTCGCGCAATGGCTACCCCGCGCACGGTTGTGCTATGGCAAAGCGGAAATGAGGGGATTTTTTAAATGTTTTCATTACGAAGTAGCGTTGCAATAATACTAAATTTCGGTGTACTCAGTTTTTTTCGCGAGTATTTTATAACCGTTACTTTTCAACAACTCAATGGCGTTTTGAATTTTGACCTGAATAGTCTCAAACTCTTCGCCCTTAAATAAATTCAACGGCCCGTTAATTTTCGACGGCTCAGGTTTCGATTTTTTAGCCTTTAGCATCTTTGTAATATCGCTCGCGATTTGTTTAGCGCTACTAACTACGGAGGGTAATGAGTATTCATTATTTTCGTTTTTTGTAAGGTGGCCCGCCATATACATAAACGAAAGAGTCGCGCTAATAGTGCCGTATGGCATTTTATGAAAATGATTTACGAAATCTTTTAACCTCACTTTATTATTGTATTTCAAATAATTCTGAAAGAGCTCCAAACGCTCATAATAATTTTGTCTACTTTTCATTTTGTTTTTGATTTTTTTTTGATTTGTGAAAGTTGTGAAAGTTGTGAAAGTTTTTAGCCCTATAAGGCCATCCAACTCTCGAGGATTTCGGTTTTTTTAATGTGAGCTCGTTCCATTGTTTCGCATAGTTCAGCGGCCGCGGCTGGGTCGAATAACATAACCGCGTAATGTAATTGACGGTGCTCAGGTTGGCGAGGATCGTAACTCGCGAACACCCAGGCGGGCAAATTAAAGGTGAGCATATTCCCGAGGCATTGGTAATAATAATCTGAATTTACCCGCTTTAAATCCTCAGCGGTTTGAATTTGGGAATGGAGGTAATGATTAACGGAATTCCACGGGCATTTTATCTCACAACCGACGCGGCCAAATTCGGGATGAATCATAAACGCGTCAGGGGAACAACCGAAATACTCGTTGAATAATCGAAACGAGGGTTTTAGTTCGGTCGATTCCTCGGGGCTATTAAGGGCTATTTGTAATTGACGGAGGGCGTGCTCTTCCCATTCGTTACCCCAATCGATAGCTCGAGAGGTTGCCTCGTTGGGGCTTACCCCCGTCACGGTTTCCATTGCTTTCTCGTAGATATAACGCTTTGAGGTTTCACTTAATTCGCCCGCTTCCTTCGCGGCCTTCGTTTTCGGCTCCGTCATTAGGGCCGATATACCTGAGCCCGTAAAGCGTCCTAGGCGTAACTTATCCCAGGCGGCCGACTTTTGCGCCACGCCAGCCATATACTCGTTTAAATATGGGTTATTGCTCATTTTGCTTTTGGATTAATTCGGTTAATAAAGTTTTTTGGCTGGGGCTCATAACGCTCTCGAGGGATTGCACCGCCTCAAGGGCCTGAGGATCGCGGTTTAAAATACCAATCTCGAGTTTGTTAATTACCGCCTGAGGTAACTCGCCAACTTGCAGTTTATAGGGTTGGTATTTATCGGCGTTTTTGCGGTTTAGATCGCGACCGAAAATTTTCCCTAGCGACTGCGCCGCGTTTTTCAGGCATTCGCTTTTTAATTTAGGGAAGGCCATATCTAGCGCGTTGGCTTTTTTGTTCGACGGGTTGAGGGCCCATTGGTTTCGCTGGGTGCCCTCTACGCCCTCGGGCACGCGATCC